CAATCATTTGAAAATGAATTAAATATTAGAAGCAAAGAATGGTTTTTAAAATTTAATCCAGATTTTGTTAAATCAGATGGAACACCTTCTGATAATCGATTAGAAAATCAAAAAGAACCTCCTAAACATGGAAGATTAGTTCAATATATGATTACAATTCCTGATAGTTGGTTCTATTTCACTCTATCAGGTATACCTGATAATGGTATAGAATTATCAGATGCAATTGCCGCAAGAGCTAAAGTTGATGGCAGAGAAATAGAATATACAACATCTGATACAAAAGTTGCTCATGATGTAAATCACTCAATATCAGCAGGTAAAACAATAGAAGAAGCTTTAAAAGATATCCTAGATATATGCCCTCAAGTCCCTGAGTTGGCCAACCTTGATAAGAAAAAAGCTGGTAAAGTGAGAATATATAAAATTCTTTCGAGTGTCACCAGCAACCTCGAAACAGTTTTGGTTCATTTTGATATTGTTGAGTATTCAGTTCCTAATGTTAATAGAGCAAAGGAAATTCAGGATAATACTAATAAACAAGATAAAACACCTAATAGAAATGATACTAAAAGACCTCCTCATTCTTGGATATTTGAGTATATATTTTCTGGTAAAAATTCTGATGTCGTTGATTTTAATATAAAAGCTAATAATTTATTTTTAGGATTAATGACACAAGGAAATATGGCACAAGTTGTTAATAATGATATTCCTATACAAAATCAGAAATTAAAACCTGATACTCAAAATATATTAATTAAAGAAGGTTTTGGGCAAGTTTTAAAATATCAACCTCTTGCAGTTCCTCCAGCAACTTCTGAAGAATTAAAATCATTTTCAGCTCGTCCTAATGTTAGAGAACCAAATGCTGCTAAAAAAATGAGTGATGTTCAAGAATTTCAAAAAACATTATCTGATTTACACGTAACATCTATGGATAGTGATTTACGAATTAGGGGAAATCCTGAGTTTTTAGGAAAATATGTTGTTAAAAATATTCCGCCTCATATAGTTTTAGGTGGTTCAGTGAAAGACTTTTTAACTAAAGATTTGAATAAATCTTCAGCTTGGACTTATGATGCGCAAACTAAAAAAGCTCCAACAGCAGGCGGAGAAGCTATTATAACTTCAAGTCATTTAGAACATAGGAAATATATTAATTCTATAGAGAAAGAACAACAGAAAAATTTTGATGATGCTGATAGGACTGGAACAATGGGAGCTTCTTCTATTGCTACAGGAACTTGGATAAAAGTAAATGTTTATGGTCCTTCAGATTATCCTTTTAATTTTGCAAATGGAGAAGATACTTCGGTATTTAAAAAACAATTTTTTTATGATAGTTGGTATTTCGTATCAGCAGTAAATAATTCTTTTGAGATGGGTTCATTTTATCAAAATATAAAAATACATGCATTTGATTTATATGGTAATTATGGAACAGCAAATAAACAAATAGAGGAAAGAAAATGAAATTAGAAAATAATGATAATTTAAATCCATTTATCATGGTTGGACATGTTATGGATGTTGATGACCCACTCCAAATGGGACGTGTAAAAGTTTGGGTTCCTTCTGTTGATGGTGAATATTATTCTATTTCGCAATTACCTTGGGCTGAATATGCTTCTCCTTTAGCAGGAGTAACTGTTGATTATCCAGCAGGACGAAATAAATCAGTATCTAAAGGTGCTGTTGCTTATGGTATGTGGGCTATCCCTCCATTAAATGCTCAAGTATTAGTATTTTGTTTAAATGGTGTTGCAAATCGTCGATTTTATTTCGCATGCATTTACGATTATCAAAGAAATCGAAGTCTTCCAGCTGGTAGAAATATATCTAGAGATAAATTAAAAGCTGGACCTTTAACTGATTTAGAAGAACCATTACAACCTGCGTATAATAATTTAAGAGCAGCGTTTGGAGAAGATTTGGGATTAGGAGAAGGTTATAAACATGGTGTTTATGAAAGACAAGTTGCTCAAGCTAGAACTGAGAAAAATGGTTTAGAAGGATATGCTCCAAGTATGGCAGACCCTGAGCATTATAAAGCAAGTCAAATATTTTGTTTTACAACACCAGGACATCATTCTATTATTATGAATGATCATGACCAAAACTGTCGTGTTAGAGTAAAATCTTGTGAAGGTAATCAAGTTATATTAGATGATACAAATCAAAAAATTTATGTATCAACTGCTTTAGGAAATACTTGGATTGAATTAAATGAAAATGGAGATATTTACATTTATGGTGGAAAAAGTATTTCAATGAGAGCGCAAGGTGATGTTAATATAAGAGCAGATAATAATATTAATTTGTCTGCTGGAAATGAAATTAATATTGTTAGCGCTTCTAATACTAATATTAATACTGGTGGAAATTTAAATATTGGAGTTAGCGGAACTACTGCATTAAGTTCTTGTTCAGATATTAATATTAATGGTTCTTCTAATTTAAATATAGGAACAGGTTCAAATATTGGTTTAAAAGCTGGTGGAACTATTTTACAAACAGCTTCAGAAATTCATTTAAATGGACCATCAGCTCCAGATCCAGAATGTGCAGGAGCCGCAAAAGGTCCTTCTATTATTCCAGGACATGAGCCATTTGTTAGACCAATTTATGATAATTCAAATGCTAAAAAACAAACAGTATCAACAGGAGCACAAGCATAATGGGAGCTTTATATAAAGGTTTTTCCACTCAAAATTTTGTTCAATCTAATGGTCAAACATTATTTGCAAGAGATATTGATTTAGTAAAACAAGATTTAATACGACACATTTATACAGCTCCTGGAGAAAGAGTATCAATGCCTAATTGGGGAACAAGAATACCTTTTATGGTATTTGAACAAAATGATGAAAAAACAAGACGAATAATTGAAGAAGATTTAAGAATGGTTATAGATCACGATCCACGAGTAAGTTTGATTAATATGAAAGTTGTATCAGTTAAGGATTTAAATATGATAGTGGCATTTATAGATGTTGAATATGTAGAATTTAATGTTACAGAAACATTAAACTTACAATTTAAAGTGAGTGCATAAATATTCTTAATTAAAAAATATATATAGGAACATTTAGTATGTCATTAAAAACAATATATTCGGCTGAAAGTTGGTCTCGCGTCTATCAAGCTTTTGAACAAGTTAATTTCTCAAGCTTTGATTTTTACTCAATTAAAGAGTCCTTAATTCAGTATTTGCGAGTTTATTATGCTGAAAATTTCAATGATTTAATTGAGTCAAGTGAGATAATTCAATTAATTGAGTCTTTTGCATATGTTGCTGAGCAATTGAATTATAGATTAGATATGTTAAGTCATGAGAATTTTTTGACGACTGCAGCAAGAAAACAGTCAATTTTAAAATTAGCTAAATTAATTGCTTATAAGCCGACTCGTAATATACCTGCTAGAGGATTAGTTAAAATATCTTCAATTTCAACAACTGAAAACGTAACTGATTCAAATGGTGTTAATCTTGCTAGACAATTAATTATTTGGAATGATGTTAATGATACAAATTGGAAAGAAAAGTTTTATCTAGTATTAAACAAAACTTTATCTGGCAAAATTGGTCAGTATAGTAATTCTGTTGAAATTGGCGATGTTTTAATGCAAACATATTCTTTCAACAATAATCCTGGAACTTTACGTAATGGAGTATTTTCTTATACTGTTGATACAGGATTAGAAAATTTGCCAATGGAAATTGTATCAGTTGATTTAGATAATAATGGGCCTTTTGAAAAAACACCAGATGTTAATTCACAACTATCATTAGTATATTCTTCTGATGGTTTAGGTGATGCTTCCGATTATACTGGATTTTATTTATTAACTAAACAAGGTGTATTAAACAGAATTGAATATTCTTTAACAGAAAGTGTTCCTAATAGAATGTTAGATTTAAATTTAATTAACATTAATGAAACAGATGTATGGCTTACAAATGTTGATGCTAATGGAGATATTATCGGTGTTTGGGAACAAGTTCAATCTTTAATGGACCAAAATATTTCTTTTAATACAAGTAAAGAAAGAAAGAAATATGAAGTAGAGACTTTAGAAAATGATAGGATTAAATTAATATTTGGAGATGGAGATTTTTCTGATATACCATTAGGTGATTTTTATATTTGGACTAGACAATCAATTAATAAGAGTGTTGTTATTCAGCCGAATAAATTAGTTAATCAAGCATTTAGTTTTCAATATACATCAAGTTTAGGTAATGTTGAAACATGTACTTTAACTTTTTCTTTGATGAGTACTATTCAGAATTCTGCAGCTTCAGAAACTATTGAGCATATAAGACAATCAGCTCCTTCA